GTAAGAACTGCCATTAAATTCCGCTGACTGTGTATTTTCTTCAGAGGTAATCATACTTGTTTCAAAACTTCCGCCAGCGTTGGTTAAATTAATTCCTTGGCTGCCTTGATCAGTGAAGTTTCCATCAAAATCATAAAAAATTATAGGAGAGTAAGATAGTAGAAGTTGAGAGTATTCCCCCACAATTGGTGCGTTTAATCCACCGTACTCTGTTATTATTCTGTCATATTCCTCTGTTGTTATTTGTATTCCGTTGACAACTATTCTTTCGTTTACCCCGATGTACGGTCTCAGGTAGGTAAGCTCTTTAACTTTACCATTAAAGTGTCCATAGACATCCCCAACGTTGGTTGTAAAGCTTCCACCAATTCTCATATCAAAGTATCTAATGTTTGTCTGACCGAATGCAACAGTAATGTCTGCAAACCGATTCTCATCTTCTATAGCGAAGTAAACACCGTCTGGTGTATAAGAGATATTTGCTATAATTGAGTCTGATGTTGCTTGTGTGATGATAGCTTCGTAGCTGTCTGAAACTCCCCACTCAGTCCTAAGCTTCCAGTAGGTGTCCTCTCTGAAGAGAACCATCTTTATACCTTCACCTTCAATAATAAAAGCAGCTTCAGTTTGAGCTGTGTTATCATGTGTGATAGCAACTCTGAAAGTACCTTGGCTGTCATTTACCTCAAGACCCCAGTTATGGGTCAACACTTCATCAGGGCCATTTATACACAACCCTAGAGGCTCCTGTGTGAACTCATCATATCCAATACGAGGTTCATCAATAGCTGCTGTTTGTTCATCACCATTGATATCAAAGTACGTATCTGTGTACGGTCTCGTTAAAGTAAACATCTGATTGAAAGTTTGAGCAGTTAGTGTCTGAGCTGTAGGTCCGCTTGCACCAAAGACAAACTGTTCGTAAGTCAGCGTTAGAAAACTGGCGTAGAATGTAATAGGATCTTGAAACAGAACTCCAACACCCAAAGGTCTTCCCAAGAATTTGTTAGCTAGAGCTATCTCATCTAGACCGGGAAAGACTGCTTTCTCAGGATCGTTGTAGTCTCTGCCAATGCTTATAGTAATAGATGCAGCGCCCTCTATATAATTCGGCGGAACTTCTTCTTGATAGTCAATGGTGTCTACACCAAACAGAAGTCTAACACCATCGTTGAATGAAGTTATATTTGCTTGTGTGGTATTTTTTAGAATAGTTAATCTTAGCAGCCTTCTATATTCTTTATCCGTTAGATTACGAATACCGAGTAGGCTGTCCTTAACACCCTTCCAAGGACCAAAGGTTCTCTCAGTGTCTGCAACTTCTTTATAAGGTGATGCACCAGTAGCCCCTTGGAAACCAAAGTACCGGACGATAACACTGTCAAATAACTGTCTAGGTTGCCCAAGAATACGACCTATTACATCTAGTTGCTCGCCTTCAGCAAAGTCCAGACTTCTCTTTTGAATAAGATCTTTCATGACTAGCTGAAGTTCAACACGACCTTGGATTAAAAGTTGGAGATACCTGTTGAAGACATCCCGCTCTTTGAACTGAGTGGTCGTAAGCTCTTTAGCTTGCCCTAGATAATCATTTTCTTGAAAAGGTGTTTCCTCTCCTTCATAAACTGTAATAGGTGTAGACTCAATCATGCCAGAACAACCTCAATATTACCAATCTCTATTTTTGCTACTTGATCAAAGTTAATAACAATGTTAGAGGTTCCTGAAGGACTCACAGAGTCTCCAATGAACAGTGAATTTACCTCATGACCCGGAATTGAGTTAATAGGCGTGTACAATCTGGAGTAGACAACATCCTGACCTACTGTTGACTGAGACTTAATGTAATCAAACAAGGCAGACCTAAGCTGTTCTGCACCATTTGGTGGAAAGCTGCTATCGGTTTGTACTTCCAAACTTATATAAATATCTTGGAAAGTAGGTCTCTGGTAGTTAACTTCCTTTTGATTGTTGAAAATATCTGTGATAAGATATGTACTATTCCCAAAGGTTGTAATACCTGCTGGTCTGTTTGACCAGATAATCCTTGCAATCTCAGCCTCTAAGCCACCACGGACAAGAACCATGAATGCGTGTGGAGGAATTCCCTTAGCATCAACACTTGCTGTTAAGTTCTCGTAGATGATAACATCGGTAACACCAGATAACGCTCTTAAATCTGAAGTAAGTGCTTCAAGAATGTTTGCACCCCTTACAAATTTAGACTCATTAAACCTAGTTCTTAACTGTGAATCTGTTTCTCTTAAAGACCCAATACCCGCAGACTCAAACTGACTTATTGAATTCCAACCAAAGACTGGTGTAGATATTGTGTCAATCGTACCTGCGTTTTGTTCGATAGGCCCTGCTAGTGTTGCTTGTGATGTAATCCCCTTCGTAATAGAAGAGAAGAACAACTCTGCTGATACAGTGTAGCTTGTTTGGGTAACAAGGTCATCAGCAATGATGTTTAGAACAGCACCAGTTACAGTGGCTGTTAGTACGCTACCATAGTTGTCGTTGACAATATCTTTTAGACCATTCAGGATAGCAATATCGGTAGCACCAACACCAGAAGTGTAGGTAAGGTCTACAGAGTTTGTACCATCATTGTAGGTGATCGTGTAGTCTGTTGAGTCAATGACCGTCTGTATCTTAGTTGAGAAACCAACAACATTGTTTTGATCTAATACAACGTCTGTGGGAATCTCAAACCTGTTGTTTGTAAAGCTTGAACTTACCAGACTACCCCCAGGGATAGTTGTGGTGAAGGCACCTGTAAGTAGGAGTCTTGCTGTGGAGTTTGTTGCACTACGACGAACAATACCTGACAAAGCTACTAAGTTATCTAGTGCGATACCTGAAGCAGAGTTTGGGTCGAAAGAAGAGTATACTTGCTGGATTGTCTCCCACAAGTCTGCTTCAGACGGTGTTACAAGCCCAATCAATCTACCAACAGTAGATGCGTCACTTGTGTCTAGAACTTCGTCCTCTGTAACAAGATCACTAAATATAGCGGTAGCTTCTTTCCGTAAATCTTCTCGGATTTGGCTTAGTCGTTTTATTTCTAAACCTGTTGTTGTTAGTCCTGCCATTATATGCCTACCTCTAAGTTTTGTATTTCTACTGTCTGACCTGATTTATTGCTTACTGTGAAAGACAAATTATACGTTCTGTCTGGTGAGATTGATGACTCAAATTTTAGAATGTTCTTTACATCCTTGTCACCATCAATCAATTCTCTAAATATAAGATCAACGGAACCTTTAGACCTCCCCTTCCCAAAGATCTGTTGAAAGTAAGGTGTTCCGTGGTTGGTGTCTAGAAACCATTCACCTTTGAAAGTGAGTAGCTTTATCTTTAGTCTCTGTTTAAGACTGTCACCAACACCACCAGTAATCGGGGTTGAACCATTAACGAATATGGCGTCTTGGGTATCTTCATTTAATAATATATCCATAATGATTCCTTACAATGGTGGCCCGACTGTACCGCCTTGTGGGTCAGTGTGGGTGTGTGTTTTTAAACTAATACCATCAGCAATAACATCCCCACCAACCACACTAAGGAGTGCGTTCACAGTAAGTGGTGCATTGATAATAGTTGCACTGGTTAACTTTAGTGGTGAATCAATTGTTGTTGTAGTTGCGTTGACATTAACTGTGTCTGAGTTAATTATAAAGGAACCTGATGATTCTATTGTCAGGTTGTTACACTCGATAACACCGTTATTAAACTTAGCAAAGAAATCTTGGTCAGTCCTCATTTCAATGTCACCGTTCTCTTTTAAGCGAACCTCGTTCTCTGTATTCTCACCTATGTTGTTGGTGATAACCATATCTCTAGTTGAGTGGGTCCACTTACGCTTTGCAGGATCGTTGATGGAATCTCTAAAGGGGAATAGGCCGGGGATTGCAATAGCATCCCTGATGCTAAACCTCCTCTTGTCGTCTGGTGTGTAGGTATCACTCCCTGTGGAAGCTTTGAAGGCATCTGTTGATCTCTGGGAGAACACACATAGCACTATATCACCAACGTCAATAGGGAAGGTCATAGAAGCCTTCTTGGATGCAGGGAATATTAGAGGAACGTTCAGGATTGTCGGTTGCTCGACTGTAGTTCCGTCTGGTAGCGACTTATTGGTTAGTGGTTGTATGTCCAACCTCTGGTCTTCTAACTCAACCCTCACTGTTGTGACACGGCAAGGAATGGCTGTGTACATATCAGAAGTCTTGTAACTATAAAAGTCGTTCAGCACACTACTTAGTGTTAATTCCTTCATTGGGCAGTTTCCTCTCTAGTACCTTTTCTCTTTGAACAAACACAGGTCATAAACCAATCACTACCACGGTAGTCCCCGGTAAAATCTATTTCCTCTACCCTGTAGAATTCAGATGTATCTTTATAGTCAACTCTGACAAGTGATCCGGGTGTTACTGTGGGATTAAGTAGTGCTTTAAACTTAACACCACTCTTCTTATTTGTGTCCTCACTAGACTCGTTATCGGAACCTGTCATAAAGTAGGGTCTATCTATTAGTCCACTTGACGGACCGATGACAGGAGCTAACTGTGTATTTGTTGACTCTACTGTGCTTGAATCATTAACATATAACACGTTGCTTTCAATCTTCCACTGAAGATTATACGCATTGGATATTTGATTAAGCATCTGCCTAGGTGTGCCTGTTAGTGGATAACCGTAGACGACCTTGGAATCTAAGTTCTTGCCCTTATAAACACCCTTGGCTATGCTTGTTGTTTTTCTAACAGCTTCAAAGGCGTCTTCAATATTGCCACCTTCAGGTACAAGTTCAGATATAATCTTGTGAGTGAGTTCGGAGAAGGAGGGGGCTAGGTTAATTGTGGTTACCCTATCAGTTCCATTCTTCACGGTCTCTACCTCTGTAACTTCTCCGTAGAAAAGTCTTATGAGGCTGTCTGAGTAACCACAAGAGAAGATTGCAATTGGGTAATCTGTCTCTAAGTAAGTTAATGATTCATCTGATAGATTATACACCTTCAAAGAACACTTGTCAACTTTATCCTTATTATTTACTGACTTCTTTATTTGAAACTGAACTTGGAGATCATTAATAGAAAGACCATCGCCAGTTGCAGAATCTCCTATCTCTAGTAAGTACCTTCTATTAAAAAATCTCATTACTGGTTACGCCTCCGTAGTATCGTTGTAGATATAAAACAACTCGTAAAATTCAGATGGTCTCTCTATGTTAGCCTCTGTCACTTCAGGATCTGACCCACTTGTGGGTGTGAATAAAAAACCACCGGATAGGTTTTCAAACTGGTAGTCTGAAAAGAGCAGCGCATTTGGTGTAAGCCTTTGCCCAGATACTAGCGTGTTTTTTCTGGAATCTTTCAAAGTAACTATCCAAGTGTTTGTTCTTTCTAAGAACAGAAACTTTAGCTGATACTTATTCCCCTCTAATGTAATAGAGTAAGAATAGTAGATATCATCAAATAATGGTAATTTTAAATATTTTAAAGCCATGTATACCTTTCCTTATAATTAAAAACCAAGTACAGAAGATACGTCTGAAAACGATACATTTTCGCCGGGAACCAGAGTCCTCAGTGTTGTACGATTCCCCGCCGCTTCAGGGTCAACTTCAACTGTAGGCACATCCCCCTTTGCAGTTTCTTCTTTAACCTGCTTTTGCTGTTCTTCTGCTACGTCAACAGGAACCCTTGTTTCAATAAGATAGGAAAAAGTTATTTGCTCAAGGGTAAGATCAAATGCAAGTGCATCACCAGTTTCCGTAGATTCTTTTATTGTTAAGTTTGTTATAACAACGTCAGGAAGAAAACTTTCAACCACACTGCCATCATTAAATTCAAACACAGAAAGTACTTCTTTGTTTATATAAAGACTCTCAAGTTTTAGGAATAAAGCCTTCTCCGAATAGGAAGCTTCTCTGTCTTC